CCTGTTGAGGTACGAGATGTTGAATCCTCGATGTCCAACGGAAATGAGAAGTTTTTCCTCTCCGGTGATTATACTGGTGCCACTAATGATCTTCACGCAGATATTACCAGTCTTATCGTCGACGTCCTTGTCGAATTAACTGGCATGCCTCCTTCTGCTGCGGGAATCCTTCGCAAGTGTCTTTACGAGCATGAGATCGTACAGGACTACGAGTCTGCTGCAATTGCGCAGAAACGTGGCCAGTTCATGGGTTCACCCGTGTCATTCCCGATCCTATGCCTTGCGAACGCACTCTTATGCCGCTGCAGCTCCGATGGCCTTAACGAATCCATGTCAAAGCCCCTTTTGGCTCGTTGTCCCGTCCTTATTAACGGAGACGATCTACTGGTTCGTTGCTCGGAGTCTTTTCAGAAGGCTTGGCTCGAAATTGGTCCCTCTTTCGGTCTTCTTCCCTCTCTCGGGAAGACATACTTTTCTCCGACCTTTGGGACAATTAATAGCGTCATCTACGATTTTGATGGGGCAATCTTCACCGCCGTGCCCGTCATACGGTGGAACCTTCTAAGGCCCTATGCTGATGACGTTAGTCTGCGTGCTCTACTCGGTGATGGGCGCCCTTTGTCTGGGATTGGAGATTCGTGTCGAGCTTTTGCTGCCTCCATGATCTCCCTCAATTGGGATTCCACTCAGGGTTTTCGCCTCGCCGACCTCCAATGGTTCTGGCGTTTCCATCGACACGTGTTGCGACGAGTTTCCTCCGCCGTATCGCATTTAGCTCTGCCGACCTCTCTTTTCGGCCTTGAGCTTCCTCTGGCCCTTTTTGTTGAGGAGCAAGGGTGTCTTTCTCCCCCGACTGTTGACCATGTCCAGAAGGGGATTTACTTGCGGAAGCATTTTAAGGGATCTAGTGATGTTCAGTCTCTTTTGCCTAAGGTTGCTCACGGTGATCGCAGTCTTCTTGAGATCGGTTACAAACGCAGCCTAGGTATGGACTCTTCTTACATCAACCTCGTGCCCTCCGCCGCCAAACGCTCGTCTCGTTCTTATTGGACCTTGCGCCGCTTTCTTCGTCATCTGACCAAGTCTCAGATTCACCGCTTTGTCTTCCGATCCAAACTCGTTGAGGATTGGCCGACCTTCTTGCGTCTTATCTGTGACTCTCCTGATCGTTTCGGAGAGTGTCGTCTCGACTTTCTAGCGCGTCCTTCGCCGGTCCAATTTTGAGACTGTTCTGTTTCCTCACGCTTGCCGGAGGCGGGTCTTGCTCAGATGCGAGCTTCCTTTCTGCTCGTTGACCCAACGTCTGTCCTCTTCTCCTTTGCATGAAGGCTGTCTGCACTCAGGCTGTCCTTTCAAGGGCGTCTTCCACGACCGGTTCTCTTCGGATGACAGGTTGTCGTTTTCGTCGGTTTTAGCCTGTTCCTGATTCCAGCTCTTTTCGGCTGGTCTTCTAGGTTGCCCATAAGTGGTATTTCGGTGTCCTTTCTCTTGGGACAAGGAACTGGCCTCATGCGTTTGTCCTACGTGTCCTCTCCCATGGAGAAGCACTCAAGGTACTCGAGGTCACCTCTGGGATATTCGTAGAGAATTCTATGCTCTCTCTCTCTTCACACCATCCTGCGCGCTTTGCGAGTAGCGCGTTCTTTTGGTGCAAGTATGCTCGACTTTGGAGTGCCCTTGTCGGGGTTCCACCATACTTGATCGTATCCGCCTGTTCTTTATGGTGGATTGTGAGGCTCTCTTAAAATAAACCCTCACCGGCTTGTTTATTTGTCCGACCTCAAGCCCGTTGTTGACCAAGGACATACGTCTTGTACGTGTTTGCGATCCTTCGCCGCCCTCGTTGGCCTCTGCGTGGTTCGCTTGCCCTCTTTGTGGCTCTGCCCCTTCTTGAGTTTTGGCTCTGTGTCTCTTTTCTTGTCATTAGGTGCCATCTGGCTCTGCCTTTTGACGACTTCTCCGAGCACGCCATCTCTTCCCTCTGCGGGCTTATTTGCTGGTCTTCATCGCCACTATCGTGGCCTCTATATGAAGATCTCTGAGTGGTTCTCTTCGCCGCCACTTTGGCCTCTGCGTGAGAATACTCGTGATCTGGCTGCGTGTGGCCATGGGCCTGCGGCAGATCTAGGATCGTCCGACTTGAAGCTGTCCATCGCTACGAGCGTATGTCAGGTGTCGTGACGGGAACCTCCAGCCACCGTGTTGGGTTCCGGGCAGACCGTGTTTTCTCTGGTCTGACCCCTTGTTTCGTTGGGCG